GGCAGTGATGGTTTTACTTAGTGTCCCCGTCAAAGGTTCCCCGCCGATCGTGACGGATTCACCGCCCAGGTATACTGCATTATTATCGATGTCCGCCAGAAAGATAATGTCCCCGGCAGCGTTTCGGATCTTGAAAGCACCTGCCTGAATCATTGAGGCATTCAGAATGCCTGTAGAAATGAAGTCCGCGTTGAACTTCCCATCCAGTGTCCATGCAGAGTGGAACGGACCTTCGTATCCAGAGGAACTGAATCCGATCCCGTTCATGTTGATGCGGAGAACATTGACTGCTGTCTCTTTATCATCCGTATCCATGAAAAGAATCTCGTTCGGTTTTCCTTCCGCGTCGGTTCCGATCACCACGTGACCACCAAGTCCGCCCTGGATCAAACGTGTTGCCGTATCAATCGCTGTCTGCAGGGCTGTCTTAGTGGGAACTTTTCGTACAGCTGCCTGCGTGACCTCGTCTGCTGTCTTGCGGATCAAATCACCGAGGTGTGTACGTACATCCCCGATCGTCATAGACTCATATCGCTCGAGAAGCACGTCGTAAACCGTCTTTATGATACGAGCAGTATTGGAAACACCAAGTTTCTCATATCGGATAGTCAAACTGTCACATAAAGAAAGCCGCTCAAGGGCGGCCAGGTTTTTATATTCTTCAGTTTGCCATAGTTGTACAAATGAAACCTCGATGTTGGACGGAATCCCGTCCGGAGCGTTCTCCTCGACATAGGAAACGGCGCGAGAACGCAGTTGTGCGATTGTAGGCTTCTTTTCAAAGGAAGATGAAAAATCCATCGGGATCACCATCCGATACGAATAGGAATCCTCATGTCCTGAGTAGATAACCTTCTCCGGCAGTGTTACCAGGACTTCAGTCCCGTCTTCGTCTTGCCCTGCCCAGAATGGACAGATCCCAGTCCAGACATCGGAGACGTCCGTCGTCTTTTTCAGATCGGTGATGTTTTTCCCGTACCGGAATGTAACATCGGTATCCCTGCCTCTCCGGTTATAAAGTTTTACGGTGAAATGGTCCCACGCATACTCTCCTCCGCCGTAAACATCCAAAACGGAACCGGCATTTCCGGCAAGACGGGACCGGATCGTTTCCGGTTTGTCTACAGAGAAAGCCCCTGTTGTATTTGTCTTATCTGTCCAGAAAGTGAACGGACACAGTTCAACTGCATGATCAGAGAGGCCAGACAATGCCAGCACACAAGAGTTTGCCGAAAACGGCATCACTGTCATCTTTGAAAGACGGTAAGAAATATGCCAAGCATTCACAGTGACAGATCCGTCAAGCGGACGGGAGATCTGGTAGATCTCAAAAGGCTGACAGATCTTTGTATCATCGTGCGGAGCATACAGGATCATACCCTCCCGGAGAAGTGGGTAATATTTATCCTCAATCCGGACCTCCATCTCCAGCTCAAACATCCCATTCCGCTCTTCCGTCACCTTGCAGCTGGTCGGATTCAGACGGCCGAGGCCGTTCGTGGAAAAATCCTTCTCATCGATGTCAAAAAGAATCGGCCTCAAGTCGTCACCTCCTTTTGGGCATGAAAAAACCGCCTCCGAAGAGACGGTTCTGTTTCTAATAATCAATCAAGTGACTTGTTCTGATAGTAAATTGCACTAACACGAAATCAAATGCCGCTATCAATCAACGTTTTCCTAAATTTCGAGTTATGAGCTTACTGCCCTCTTTGATCAATTCGGTTGTATTATCAGTAATATAATCAGAAACTCTATGCCATTGTTCCTTAAACTTGAAGAATAATTCACCATCTATGGTTTTAGTATCACATGAATACTTACTGCCATGTGTTATTATTTGAACCCACCCCATCGCCGAGTTTATCCCGGTAACAATTGCATCTAACTTTTCGCTCATTTTTTCCTCCATACAATAACAAAGGCAGTTATTATCAATAACAACACATCACATTTTTCTTATGTCATCAAAATTAGTATAACACGTTTTTTTGTGTGTGCAATAGAATTCTCTACACCTAAAATATCAACAACATTTATATCAACCACCACCGCGGAGTAATAATAACCTTCGTAATTCCAGATCCCAAAGTGACGTTATTCTTCCCAGCCTTCAGCACCGGAAAGTCGCCGCTTGCCAGTGAGATATCCCCATTCAGGTTCTGTGTTCCCCTGTATGCGTCCTGCATCTCACAGTCAATGTCGATATAATCCGCGTTCTCCTGAATATTGACCACCGTACTCCCGATTGTCAGGTTTCCTGTTCCATACACTCGGATTAGCGGTTTTGACTGAAATAAAGTCGGGTTTGTGATCTGCCCTGACTTTATGAGGGTGACCGGCACGTCCCCTTCTTCCAGAAATACCTGTGGCTGGCAGTTGAACTTCAGCGAAAACTCCCCATTCTGGAGAAGGGCCCCCATTTCTGGGGAAAGTCCTGTTTCTATGATAGCCATACGGTATACGCCCGGATGGCTGCTGTCCGTCAGCTTGTGGTATCCGAGATCCGAGAACAAGAATGACACCAGATCAGAGAAATTCTCGTCAAAAGTCTTCGTTATACCAATCGTATAGGTTATGTCCACGTTATTGTATCTGTTATTAAAGATGGTCAGATCCCCGTTCCTACCCGGCACACTGGTCCTTGTGATATCCGGAGAGGGCTTCTCCCATGCTCCCTCCCCGGAAACAAAACAGCCGAACTCACGGAGATCCTTTCCGTTGTATGTCAGTGTATGCCTCATGTGAATCCCGCCCTTCTCCGTAAAACATTGTGGTTGATACGTTCCTCTATGATGTCCGCAAGCTCATGGATATCCTGACCGGGTGATCCGTAAACTTCGATCGTGACGCCACCGTAGTTGATCGTATCTCCCCTGACCTGGCTTGCCTGCTCCACCGCGTTTGCGATCATGTCCATCAGGCTGTGTGTGCCAACAATCGTCTCCGATCCAGCTTCCCCGGCTCCCAGGAACTTTCCGTCCTGCATTCCGAAAATCGTCGGACTGTTCAGGATCATGCCCCCTTTCATGGCCTTCCGGTACCATTCTACACCGAACGAAGGTGCGCTCGGAGGGTTCAGACTAAAGCGCCCTCTCACGTACACATGTGGCAGTGCTAAATACGGAAGACTCCAGTGGAAACGCATAGCACTCTGCAGTTCCTGCACAGCGGAATAAACCGTACCGACCACTTCCTGAAAAGTGTTCTGAACATCCCCCGCAAGGGAATGCATAGCAGATGACATGCTGTTCTGAATTGCCTGCATGGCACTAATGACACCCTGCTGCATGGAGCGAAGAGAATCCATACTTGTGGTCTGAATCTGCTTCCATGTACTCTCTGCCTGGTTCTTCATCTGATTCCAGGCTGTCTGCATCTGAGATGCAATCCCAGTGAGTGCAGTCTGAATACTGCTTTTCAACGCAGTCAGGACTGTTGTAACAGAGGTCTTCATGCCAGTCCATGATGTCTTCGCAGAGGTCTGCATGGCAGTCCACTTCGTATTCATGCCGGTATGCATGGAATTTAGACCTTCCGTCACCTTGGTTTTCATGGCAGATGCATCTGAGATAATTCCTGTCTTCAGTTTTCCAAAAGCCTCAAGTCCTGTTGTTGAACCCTTCTCGATCGGGGAGCTGATCGCATCATCCACGTTTTCCATGGCTCCTGTCACCCCGCTGGCGACTTCCTCTGCCGCAGCTTCTGCCTGGTCCCTCGCATTGTCAGCTTCCCGGTCCTCATCGTCTCCCCAGCCAAAGAGCTTTCCAAGCCATCCAGTGATCTTATCCCAGACACCTTTTGCGGCATCGTAAATGTTCGAGAAGACAGATTTGAGCCGCTCACCGGCACTTTCTTCTTTTTCTTCCGCGCCTTCAGAGAAGCCGTCCATCACATTTCCGGCAGCTTCCTTCGCAAGGGTTGACGGACTATTTATCCCGAAAAAGCTGAGAACTCCATCCCAGACATCCTCAAAGAAACCCTTCACAGTCTCCGTTACAGACTCTACTTTGTCACTGAGACCTTCTGTCAGGCCGCTCCAGATATTACCGGCAGCATCCCAAAACCAGTCAAAGGCTCCGTCAAAAACGCCTGTGATCTTATTCCAGACATTGTCTGTAAACCATCCGGCCACGTCTGTCTCCCCGGTAAAGACTCCGGTGATGCCCTCCCATGCAGACTGGAAAAATCCGCTGATCGTTCCAGCGATACCTGTCAGCGTCTCATTCGTCGTGATGGCATTCCAGATATCTGAAAAATGGGTGGCAGCACTACTCCAAGCTCCTTTTACCTTACTCCATGCATCAGAAAAGAAGCCGGATACTGTTCCGGCAATCCCCATCAGTGTGCTGTTGGTAGTGATCGTAGTCCACAGGTGCGAAAACAGGGATCTAGCATAGCTCCAGGCTTCTTTTGTTTTCGACCATGCATCGGAGAAAAAACTGGAAATCGTTCCAGCGATTCCTGTCAGGATTTCATTTGTAGTAATGGTATTCCACAGATCAGAGAAATGCTGGCCAGCGCTGCTCCATGCCTCCTTCACTTTACTCCAGGCATCAGAGAAAAATCCGGAGATCGTGCTTCCGACAGATAGTAATGTTTCATTCGTTGTGATCGCATTCCATATGGCTGCAAATGCGTCCGCTGCAGTATTCCAGATCTCTGTGATCCTGTCCCACGCATCCAGGAAAGGTTGCTTCAGAGAGTTTGTAACTTCGCCGAGAGATGCATCACCCCGTATCAGGTTCCAGATCCCGGTAAAGAAACCAGTCACTGTATCCCAGATGAGTTTTATTTCTTCCCACGCTGTTTTGAACGGGGTTAGAAGCACATCCTTGATCGCGCTAAGAAGTGGGTTCTCCTCGATTGCTGTCCAGATATCCTGAAAGAACTGGGAAACGATATCCCATACGGCTTTAATGGTATCCCAGGCAGAAGAAAAGATCCCGGAGATGAATGTACCGATTGTCAGCAAGGTTTCGTTCGTTGAGATGGCCTTCCATATCCCGGAGAAGAAATCCCCGGCTGCAGACCACACTGTTACGATGCCGTCCCACGCATTCGTAAAGAATCCCTTGATTGTTTCCCAAAGGGATCCGAAAAAGTCCTTTATGGCTGTCCATGCCGTTTCAAAGTCAGTACCAAACCAGCCAAGCACCACATCGGCTGCACTCTTAATCCCGGAAAGAGCTAAGTTAAAAATCTCAACGATTCCATCCCATACCGTGGAGAGTATTCCCTTCACGCCTTCCCACGCAGCCTGCCAGTCTCCGGTAAAGACAGCATGGAAGCTATCCCAGATACCAAGGATCACATCGAGTACGGTACTAAGAATCGTAGCGATCGCTCCGAAAGCCGTCTCAAAAACAGGTGCCATAAAGCTGCAGAAGCCTTCCCAGATCTGTTTCAGCAGTTCTGTTACGCTTTCAAAGGTGATACCGACACTTTCTAACCTTTCACGGATTCCATCAATGAATCCTGATACCGTATCCTTTATCTGATTCCAGATCTCTATAATCTTTGTACGGAAGGCCTCATTGTTATTCCAGAGATAAACAAACGCGCCAACCAATGCGGTAATCGCTGCGACCACTAACCCAATCGGCCCAGTCAACGCTGAAAATGCCCCTTTCAGCATTCCGAGCAGGCCGCCGCCTGTTTTCAGATGTGTCAGAAGCGGAACGATGACCTTCGTAATCAGGGTTCCCCCGCCTGACAGGATCTTTCCCAAAATAACAAGTATGGGACCGATCGCGGCGGCAAGTGCCGCAATCCTGATAATCGTCTGCTTCGTTCCTTCATCCATCCGGTTCAGACGGTCCACGATCTTTTTAATCCAGCTCACTGCTTTTTTGATTGCGGGAATCAGAAGATTTCCAAAGGAGATCGCCAGTCCCTCCAGTGCACTCTTCAGCTGTGTCAGCTGACCGGACAGGTTATCCTGCATGGTCTCCGCCATGGTCTTTGCGGTGCCTTCACAGTTGTAGACAGATTTCGTCAGCTTGTTAAAGTCTTCATCAGATCCGTTAATAATGGCAAGCCACCCGGACATAGCCTCTTTTCCAAACAAGGCGGATGCAGCCTCTGCCTGTTGTGCCTCGGAAAGGCCGCCCAGCTTCTCCCGGAAACTGATCATCAGATCCATCTCCGATAACATTTCTCCGTTGGCGTCCGTGATGGAAATCCCGTACTTCTCCATGTAATTAGCGACTTCATCTGTGGGCTTCGCAAGACGCGTAAGACCGGAGCGAAGAGCTGTACCTGCCTGGGATCCTTTGATTCCGGCATTCGCCATCATGCCAAGGGCAATCGCAGTGTCTTCCGCAGAATACCCAAGGGCTCCGGCAACCGGTGCGATATATTTAAATGATTCTCCGAGAAGAGATACATTCGTATTCGCATTGGAGCTTGAAGCTGCAAGGATATCGGCCAGGTGACCGGAATCCTTAGCTGACATGCCAAACGCTGTAAGGGCATCCGTCACGATATCAGAAGTCCGCCCTAAGTCTTCCCCGGATGCAGCTGCAAGGGACATAATGCCCTCCAGACCATCAAGCATATCAACCGGCTTCCAGCCTGCCATGGCCATGTATTCCATGGCTTCGCCTGCCTCGGATGCTGAGAACTTCGTCTTTGCTCCCATCTCCTCCGCCTTAGCAGTCAGGATATTCATGGCGGTTTCTGTGGGGTCAGCACCTTCTTTAAATGCAAGTCCCATCCTGTCAGCAGTATCTATGATACTCTGCAGGTCTTCATCTGCCACTTTTCCGGCGATCGCTCCAACCTTATCCATCTGGGCCTCGAAGTCCGCTGCGATCTTAACGGCTGCCGTACCAAGCCCCAGGATTGGAGCAGTGACCTTGGTGGTCATCTCCTTCCCGACATTCTCAAGTCCCTGTCCCAGTTTTGTCATATGCTCACCGGTATCCGCCAGGGCCTTCATCGCCGTACTGGATTTCACAGCCTGTGTTTCCAGATCTTTCAGTTTCTGCTCGGTTTCTGCAATCTCTCGCTCCAGGGCATCATACTTGTCCTGCCCGAGCGTCCCGTTTTCCAGCTGTTGTTTTGCCTGAACCTGAGCAGTTTTCAGTGCGTCCAGTTTATCTCGCGTCGCAGCAACCGCATCTTTCAGTACCTTCTGTTTCTGTGAGAGAAGCTCCGTGTTCGACGGATCCAGCTTCAGTAACTGGTTTACGTCTTTCAGCTGTGACTGAGTGGACCTTATCGTACCATTTACACTTTTCAGCGACTGTTCCAGTTTGGTAGTATCGCCGCCAATCTCAACGGTGATTCCTTTGATTCTGCTTGCCACGGATCTCCCCTCCTTCCTTTAGAATTTATCGAAGTCACTCTGCTGGGCCATTCGTACAGTTCCCTGCCTGCTTTCGTATTTCACGTCGTCATTTCCTTTTTCTGTCCAGATGTCGAGTACCATCCCAATGGTCAGGAGATCAAGATCCCGAATTGAGATCCCGATCTCCACACACCGGAGAAGAAACAGCGGGGTTGTCATTTCCCTGCTGCTTGTTCTCTGTTTTTTTTACTCTCCACATCTGTGATGAGATTCGTTCCCCAAAGTTCCAGGATCTCCGGCAGGACCTGATAGATGGAAAACATCTCAAACTGGTCAAGCCATTCATCGATGGTGCCAGGGATAGAATTATCCGCATGGAACGCCATGATGTACGCGACGTTCTCAAAGATCTCCAGATCCTCGATCTCCATGGATGATCCTTCCGTACTCCCCTTTTCCTTGTAGGATTTTTCCAATTTCGCCAGGTCCCGGAAAATATCACGTTTGAACTTCATGCGGTACAGTCTTGGGATTGTCGCAGAGGAACGAAAACGTACCTCTTTGTCACCGATCTGAATTGTTTTCTCAAGCATGTCTTAACCTCCTCAGCCTGCTGCTTCTGCCTGCGGTACGTAAACAGCTGTATACCAGCCGTTGTAGGTTGCCTCCGTAGTCGTATCGCCGGTGCGGGATTTCACAAGACCATCCTCACGCGGATCCGCAGTAAGGGTCAGGGTCTCCGTTCCCGGTTCGATCGTGTCTTCCTTCGTCTCCGACTCGATGGACGGACGGGATGCCGTGCAGTTGTAAAGGACGTGACGGATTGCGTTCACATCACCGTCGAATTCAAAGAGAAGCGCAAAGTATACGGACTCTGTGCTATCCGAGCGTTCAATCAAAACACCGTTTGAGTCCTTTTCTTCCTGC